GTGGCGAAAGCAGAGGACTCACCTACTCCAACGTCAAGGACAAGGTGAGCGTGGTTACTATCGGACACTCAGAAGAAGAAAGCGAGATGGTTAACACAATCGGTCACGAACTGCTGCACGTTACGGCGCACATCTGCGAGGCGTACGATATTGATATGAGCGGTGAGCAGGCTTGCTACATCATGGGAGAGCTGTGCGAACGGATATTCAAAAAACTAACATAAATTTAGCGGTATGAAAACAATACAGACAAATACGCTTGCCGAAAAGCTGTTTTGGTTTTACAGAATCGGCATAAGAGCGATACCTATACTCCTTATGGTTTTACACTGGTTCGGCGTGTATTGGTTTCACCATAACGCAGCGTCAATGGGTTTAGATCTGAACGAGAACGCCGTTTTGGTTGTGTCATTATATATACTGGCGTATATCGTGCTGCCCTCCGTTTTGCTGCCGGCAAGCTTTCTTTTCAAATTCAGCTGGGTGTGGCGAATACCGTTCCTGTATCTTGCAGGAGTTATTCTGATAAGGCTTGGGCACGGCACGCTGTGCATTTCAGAAACGACACGGATTGCGGACTATACACTAATCTTTCTGACGATGCTGCTGTACGGTCGAGCATTTACGCTGCAAGACAAATGACAAAAACCGCGCACGGACAGCAAGATTTTACTCCTGCTGCCCGTGCGCGGTTGGTATTAACCTATTCTCCGTAATCCTCTGGTTTATATTCGGGGTTCACCTGTAACGCATACTCTCCTGCGCGGTCGTAGATACCCTCGTTCGAGATTTTAGTTACGATATTCTTCGCCGCCTGAACGCTGTCCGCATCGTCGTTGATGTCAATGTCGGGCATCCCTGGTATTGCGTTTATGACGGACTGCATGGCGTTGTTCCAGTTGCGTTGCAGCTCCAGTGCGTTGCCTTCGTTGAACGCCTGGCGCAAGTCCATTCCTATCTTCTTCTGAATATTGTCAAACAGGTTTCTGAACAGGTTTACAGCAATATCTATCAGCACCATTGCCGTCTCCATACGGGCGATTATCTTACTTTTCGGCACCTTATTCTTCAAGAAGTAGTTGTCGATGCAGTAATAGAGTGTTGTGACGAGCGGTTTCAGTTCCGCTTCCGACGCATCGGATAGGTCAAGCCAAAGCTGATAGCGGTCGGCGAGGACAAAGCGCATCTTCGCATCCCATGTGTTGTAAGCAGCAAGAGCCTTGTTGATGCTTTGCTTTGTCTGCTGACGGTATAGCTTCTTGTCATCTTTAATCGCGTTGTAAGCGTCTATCATCGCTGTTTGAGCAATGTTGTACGCAGAACCCATTGTGATGTAATACAGCGAACAATAGCGGTCAATGCTCCTTAGCAATTCCTCTTTCTGCTTTACGCTTGGCGCGATAATATACGCCATTCTCGGAGTGTGGCTTATTAACTGACTTGCACTCATACTTATATTGCGTTTAAGATTTGCAAATCGTGTGCTTCGCCTATCACGCCTACGACGGGTATTCCGCAAGCGTCCGCCACACGGCGTTCCGTTTCACAGCCTTTTGAGCACCGCCATCGGTTCGGAACAACAATACCATCGCAGCCGAGGAGCAGGCGTAAGTCCTCTTTCATGTGTTCCGTGTACGGTGCAGAGTCAGACAAAGGCTTGCTCATGGGATTGACTGCCTTGTAGCCGAGAATTGTCAACTCCTTCTCGATCCGTGCGAAAAACTTGTGTCGCTCGTTGAGATTGTAGCCTGTAATCGGTGATGATATGTATATTTTCTTTTTGCTCATTTTTGTTTATCAGATTAAAATATCACTTCCTTGTAGCTTGATGTCGGCTTCTTGCCGGACAGGATTGCATTGCCGCAAGTAATCAGTCCGTTGTCCTCGTCATACGACGGAACGAACACGATTACATCAAATCCGTTTGCTTTCAAATCTTCTTCCACTTTCTTGTACGGTACGAAAGAGTCGTAGCCGCCACTTGTCTGAATATGGTTGGCTTCGCAGCTGTTTGTTCTGTGAAGTGGTGTAATCTTGCACATGAACTTGCGTGGGTCAAACATCGAAGCAAGCACCTTGCCGTCAATGATAGAGTCGTCGGCAAGCGCGAAGTTAAGAGTGTACTTGCGACCCCACGGAGATACGAGAGTATCAGCAAGTTCTGCAATATCTCTCAATGGCATGGCGTTACCCGAGAATAGATATTCTCGCTGTGCGTCGTCAGTAGAGTTTATGGAGAACTGCAAGCCTGCGTTTCCGTTGTAGTCGAGATTCTTTACCCTAACCCATTCACGAATGAAGTCGTTTAAGCCTCGATTATGCTTCGGAAGCATCGTGCTTACTACAGGATGCACAAGCGAATTTTCGATGTAAGGGATAATATCATCACGCAAGAAGAAACGCGCGTGCTCGATTACAGCCTCGTTCCATGTCGGCTCGCCCATGCGTGCATAGTGTACGTTAAGGCGTTTGGTATGGTTAATCTCTGGGTGCATACTTAACGCCGTTGTTATCTCGTTGCGCAGGTCGTTCAGTGTCACGTTGCGTCCAGGTCCGACTTTCGGCACGTCACAGAACTTGCAGTTCATTGAGCAGCCGTACTGGGTAGAGATTGTTATCACCCATTTTTCGGTTAGGGGCATCGGCGTTCCGTTCGGCACACCATTCAGTTCTCTTGTTATGCCGAGAAAGTCGGCTTTGATGTTTGCATCTTTTCCGTAGTCGGCTACTGTCAGAAACTCCAACGTGCCTTTGTCTCCTTTTGCGGTGTAGATTTCACCTGTAGGAACTTTGATTTCTTTGAGTATTTTCATTGTTAATTGTTATTTGATTTTGAGTGATGTTTTACTTTTAACTGCGCAATTCTTATGCGCACGTATCGAGTTGTTAGTTCTCTTTTACGATACCACGTACGCACCTCGTACGTAACAAATACGCCGTATGGGAGTGGCCATGTTTCGATTGATGTAGTTATCTTTTTAAACTTTACCTTAATACAGTAATGCGGTGCCTGGAACATGGTTTTGTAATGCTTCTTTATTTTTCTAATCTTCATCCTTCACCTCCTTTTTAATTGCTTCCAGCTGTTGTATGATGTTGTCTATTGTCTTGCCGCTGTAATCAACGGCAATTTCTTTCAGCACGGCAATCTGTGCCGTCAGTCTGATGTAATCTGCCTGTTTCATTGTTGCTTGTTTTGTTAAATTTTCCGTGTTTCTCCTTTTGAGAGTTTCAAGAGCTGTATAGTTTCGAGCATTGACCTGCTGCTGCCGCAGTCAAACCCGCGTCTTTCAGTTTCTTTATGTGCTGATTCTCTTCTTCTTGTGTCATTGTTTTCTGTTTTCGGGTTTGTGTTCTTCGTTCCATTCGCTCACGAAATCAGCAAGGCTTCTGACGATACCCGTGAAAACGCTAAAACTTATAGGTCCCGTGAATGCCGGCTCTGTAATTATGACGCGGCTCTCATCGTCATACACCCGGACTCTAAATGTTATCTTTACGTCTTGCATATTAGCCTCCTTTCTGGTCGTCGTGAATATTGCCAATAACCTCATGGTCGTAACGACGCAGCATCTCGCCTAAAGGTTTGACACCTGGTAGTTTGGCGCAATCTTCCTGCAAGAAAAATCCGCCTAAACTCTCTACCCAAACTACGGCACAAAAAGCTGGACCAATATTCAGAACATCACCCTCATATATCTCCTTGCCGTTTTTGTCTACATAGCCAGTGAACTGACATACGGTCTCTGGATCAACGTGATATGTAGATGTACAATTGTCTGAATGTGCCACAACTATTAATGTAGCTCCATTCTCACATTGCACCAAATTACCTTCCATCCATTCTCCAGCATAGCGGCTTTCTTTCTCGCATCTGCCACGAAATTTAATTTTTCTCATTGTTTTATTTATTTTTTATGTTCAAAGCTCCACTGGGTCGTTAATATTGCCGATAATTTCTACATCGCCTTCATGATCGTTGACAACAGTATCGTGCAACGACACTGTACATGTGTTTGCTGTGTTGGTGCACACTAAATCAAAACAATAACAGCGCATATCATTCGCTACAAAACCAATATTCTTGCCGTTATGCGCAAGAATATCGTCCTCATAAATTTCCTTGCCGTTCTTATCTTTCAGTCCTGTGTATTGCCCGACCGTACCGGGGTCTACCTGCGCCATGTTATTTCCGTGGTCGTTGCTGATGTACACGCCGTCTACGAGGTGTGTTAAGTCGCCATACATCCACTCGTCATTGTCGAGACGCTTGCCTTTGAATTTAATCAATCTGTTCATGCCAAAATTTTTCTATTTTATATCCGAATTTAATTAACAGCAGACCGCAGATTATAAGTTCCGCTGCTATCAATAAAAAGAAGTATTGCATGCCGAAACTGCAACCAACTATTAAATTTATTGTGAAGAGTGCCATGAAACAGCCAAGCACAAGTAATACTACACCATATTCTTTCATGCTTCCTCCTTTACTCCAAACGGCGCACCGTCAACAAACGTGTTGTCGTTATAGCTATTCTTGGAAGCCAGCAGTATTGCACTACCGTCGGCTTCTGATAGATACGCATAAACGTCAGTGACGGCTACAATGTTAAAATAACATCCTCTACACTTTATCCATCCAAACGGCTCATGTTTCAGCATCTCCTGCCAACACTCTTCGGCATCCTTAAACGGGCGGTACTTGGGTTCAGGCTTGACGCGGAAGTTTTCGTTAATGCTCCAACTGGGTTCTGGAACGTAACCCCATTTACCATCCGAACGCTCCCATTGTATCTGCTTTCCGTCCACATACGCCTGCATCACGGCGATACGTTCTTTTGTTTCTTCGATTGTCATAACTGTTTTAATTTATTAAGAATGTTTTTAAATGCGTCATGGCGTTTTGTAAGTTCCTTAAACTCTTTGACTATCGCAATTTCGCTGCCAATCGTAAAAGAAGCTCCGCCTATTTTGTCTGACATAAGAACCAGACAGTGTAGCTCGTTCTTTTCGCTGTAATTGTCAACAATTTCGTAGACCGCTTTTGCCATTTTGGTGAGCTTGTCGGCTTCTCTTCCTGG